GATGGGTTGGTTCCCAAAAAGCGTAACAAAGTACCGTTATATGCGACCAATGGTGTGCATACTTCGTGCGCAATTACCTGCATTCTCTTAATGTCCTGCGCTGTGTAATTTCCAGACCACTCAGCAATATCAATAAAAACAGCAAATGCCGCCAAGGTAAGTTGGGCAGGCATGCGTAAATCGTACTTAGAATAGTCTCCAGCTAGAATGCGATCATCACCGTGCTGTGCCATAAATGTGGACAATTGGTCCCATTCATCACCCTGGGAATTTACTCCCACTGCCATTTCAGCAACTAACGGATGCATTGACAAAGCTCGTGCTATAGGCAAGAAATACTTCCTAATAGCATATTGTAGTGCTAAAGGAGCAGCTTGAAATACTCTCACCTTGTGCAACCCAAATTTAGTAGGTTCATCCTTCAAACTAGCTCCAAAAATCATATTCATCATTTCACCGGCATCTGCCAATGTTAATGCTTTTGCGATTTCAGCTTGGATTTCAGGGGTAAACTCCCTTGGGCAATTATGTTCCTCAGTTGGTGGTAAGTCAATCATGTGGTTTGATTTCGGTCCTCCAATGGGGTAACCAATTGATGTTTTTGAGACCATCGCGTCTATAAATCTCTTCCCCGTGATACCAGAAATGGTTTCCTGATGTGTCAAGGGTCTAACCTCAGCCTTATGTAGTTCTTTAAGACTGTCCAAAGCGTCAAGGATTCCTCCTGTATAGTCAGCCATTGCTGTATCTACTTGCACTGGGTCAAAACCAATTGATGGTTTAGAGCAGACCTCAAGTGAATTAAACCAGGGGATCCATGTTTGATTATCAATATGTCCATCCTCCCTTATGATAGGGGTCTTGAATTTGGGCGGACCATGTTGATTGGGAACTCCAGTTACTTCCTCCACAATTTTAGAAATTGGAGTCTCCATGACCTGAGAATTAAAGGTCGATTTCCCTGTCACCGTTCCATATGCAATTAATGCTGGATCTCCAGAGATAAAATTTGTAGGACATTTCTTATCAATAAAAGGACTCTTGGCATACTCGACACCCATCATAGTATCCTCGAGCTCCCTTTCTTGTGGAGCCCACATGTGTGTTTTACTTAGGCCAAAAAGTTCTGCCTTAGCTGCTGCTAACTGTGGTGCAGTCATAGCGAACGCACACCCCTTTCGGGTACCGGTGACTCCTCCAATATGAAAACCAATGATCTTCTTCTGTTTAGAATCGGAAACAATTGGTGACATACACATACCTTCATATGTTTTCATATCCTTCAATTCATAAAAGGAGCCTGGAAAGACTTCGACTCCATTATATACATCACTGGCATGACTCCAATACAACTTATCCTTAAATTGAACAAGCTGTTCGTCAATGCCGTGTAACGTAGCTAGTATTGGGCTCCGAACGTAATCATCCTCGAAGTGTACTAGCATGTCCTTACCTGGTGGTCCAGCAGGACAATAGATTAAAGCTGCATCTGAATTCCTGATCTTCACAGCCATGTTGGGATTCAACTTCATACGGACTGTTCCTCCAGTCCCAGTTAATTTCACCTCTGTAGTTTTCTCCGGTAGAATATGAGCAGGAATGAGAAACTCCTTGGTATTAATACAAAACGCTGCTGAATATTTTCCGTCAATCTCTACAATATATTGTGCCTTACGTAGAGCAATACTGGCAAAATCTTGATTCGCAAAACTGCCTTCATTTGACATAGCAGTAGGTTCCTCCACACGCCAAACATTGGCTTCCATATCACGCTCCCTAACATCTTCAATAGACTTAGGAGCCAACTTCCCTTGCATGGTTAAATTTGCTTTTACTGCCTTGTAAGTCTGAGCAGCTGCATACAGAAAACCAATAGCTCCAAAAAGCATACAAGCAGTCTTGACATGCTGATCGCGAAGGGTCTTAAAGCACTCCGGAAGAGTCTCACGAGATTTGACAAGAGCATCCATATAGGCTGTCTTCTTCGTCTCTATGATACCTGCCATAGAAAATGCATGATATAGACCCACACATAACATCACCGTCACCGCAAATCGTAATCCGAAGATTTTGAATGAGACTGAAGTAATTGCTAGTGTCGTAGCAGTCATTTTATACAAATAATCCTGCACACTTTGTCCAATGACATCTTGTCCATACGCCAATATAGTCGACTTGACGTAATCATTATCCATCCATTGTTCAGGTATATAACTAGTCCACA